TAGGTAAATCAACATAAAAAACTTTTACGGGTAGGATATCGATTAAATCAGGAGGAATGATATGTCCCGAATCAGTTACAATCACCACATCTCTAAATCCAGATGAAAACTTTTTGATACTCATTAGACACCACTTAAGCCATATGAAGTCTTTGTGATATGTTTTAATAAAGATATCTGTCGTAGTCATATTAATAGAATATCATAAAAAACTGTAGTTATTTAAACTTAAATTATAACAAATGAATGTATTAGAATTATTGAATACGATTCCATTTGGAAATCCAACTCTAATATATTACAATGGTATTACCAAGTTTTTTATCAATAAAAAATACGATAAGACGATGACTAACTTTCAACCGTGGGGGGCGTGGGCAATGATGACAAGAGGCGATGGCCCAATTATAAAATTCATAATTGACAATGCTAAAGAAAATACTGCTATTATTTGCTATGGAGCCGACTTTAACTTTCCAATCCCCAAAGAACTTTATAATTTATTTGAAAGATGCCTACTTATAGTTCGATACAAAGGAATACCTAATTCAATCGTTGTACCTGGTGATGATAGATTTTTTTTAACTCCAGAATTTTATTATCCAAAAAAATGGACAAACTTCCAAGATAGAATTAATGAGGTATTCTGGAGAGGGTCCTGTACTGCACCAAGAAGACTGGATGTTGTTGTTGCTTTAAAAGATGTTTCTGGAACTAACGTGAGACTCATACGAGATATAAACTGGAACACTCCTTATTGGAATAAGAAACAAGAGTTATTTGCAGAAAGATGCGGACCAGATGAACCATCAAGATACACAATTTGGCTATCTATTGAAGGCTGGGGGTGTGCGTCTGATACTACACGTGCTTTAATGAGCGGATGCGCTGTTATATATTTACGTAAAACAGCACCATGGTTTGATGAATATTTAAAGCACGAAGAAAATTGTATTATAATTCAAGATGATATTCAGACATTAATTTATTATGTTCAAAAAATGACTTCAGATGTTGAGTTTACTAAAAAAATAGCAGAAAATGGCAAGAAAACAGCAGATATGATTTTTCAACCGGACTTTTATAAAAAATTCATTCTAGACCAACTTTAACAACAATTCAGTACTGGTTTCAGTACACAATTGTGGTATTTAATAGTTTGTGTTCTACGCTTAGTTGGAGTACGCGAGGCCACCCATGCCTGACATAACGCGGAGCACGTTGTAGTTGAGAGCGTACACGCGAACCTGCGCCGTGCGGCTTCCGATAACCGTGTTGAGCGATACCGTGAGCTGGAGCGTCGCCTTGTCGATACGCGAGAAGTTGCACGTGCCTGAGGGCTGGTGCTCTTCGGGGCGGAGAGCGAACGAGTATGCGTTGATACCCGTCGAAGGCGTGCGGCAGTGGTGCTGGTAAGGCTGGACCTTGTCGAAGTACGAACCCTCACGCTCTGTGAAGCGGTCCTGGCCGTTGAGCTGGAGCTTGCAGACCTCAACAGGGTTCTTGCCCTCGCAGCGAACACCTGAGTCAAGGATTACCTTGGCGAGGAGGTAGTTGACACCGTTGTCGAAGGCAGCATCCTGGCCAGCCGTACCAGACGAGGCAACATCACCAGGCTGAGCATTCGTTCTAGTATCAACAAGACCCACGCCAGAGCCGCCAAGATTCGTGGTAGCGGCTGGCGTAAGACTGTTTGAACCCTGCGTAAGAAGACCCATGATGATACCTTCCGTCGAGAAGTCATCCGAGTAGTTGAACGGCTGTTGGCCACCGACCGACGAAATCCAGTCTTGGTACGAGCAGTCAACGAATGAGTCACGCTGAACAACCCACTGAAGCTCCTTCACGGGGTGGTTAAAGTTGAGCTGAATCTTGTTCGATGAGCTCGTGATTGACTCGGCACCCGTGTACTGGACCTGCTCAATGAGGTACTCGTGGCTCTGCTGGGCGAAGCGGCGGCGCTCTTCCGTGTCAAGGTAGACATAGTCGATGTAGAGCGAGGCGGCGGCAAGGGAAAGAGCATCGGGGCGCGAGGCGTTGGCGCCACTAATCTCAGCATACGTGCAGTTCTCCCACGTCTCGAAGTCTACGTTAATACGAACCTCGTGGTACTGGAGAGCGATAAGGGGAATCGCGACACCAGGGTTGCGGCAGAACCAGAACTGAAGAGGCACGTAGAGCGTCTTGGCGGGCGTACCAGCACGAGCAACGCATGAGAGGGTCGTCTCGTTAGCTGAGCACGTGGCATCAAGCGCAACACCTCCGGTCTGCTTGAGGAGAACAAGGTCGTGCGTGTTACCAACAAGCGAGTCAAGAGCCTTCGTCGAGCCGGCTTCCGTCGAGAGCTGCGTCCAGATTTGCATCCAGTCACCATATTGGCGGTCGATGCGCTGGCCACCAATCTCAACCTCAACCTGCTTGATAAGACGGTGACCGATGTAGTTGACCCAGCGGAAAGCCGAGAGTTTCGTGCCACCAGACGTCGCACCAGTGCTTGAGTCGAGCGCAACCTGGGGGAGAACAACCTGGACGTACGTCTTGTACATAAGGTCAGCGTTACGGTTGATGACAGCCGTTACACGCTTGTTAAAGTCGGCCTGGCCGTTGAACGTCACCTCAATTGACTCCATGGCAAAGTTCGTGTGGCGCTTGTAGAGAATCTTCCAGAACGTAATCTGGGGATTGCCGGAGATGTAGATATCCTGTGCGCCGTATGACACAAGCTGCATAAGACCACCACCCATGTTTGTTTATGTCTTACACTGAGAAAAAAATATTACAGCCAATTTATGCGAGGTCGTCTGAATTTTTATGATAGCTTCAAATATTTAGTTAAGATAAATGGGTTCTAGCCCAATTATTCCATCACCGACTTATCCAACTCTTTCTCAGTATGCAGCATTCTCCACACAAAATATTACTCCAGCTCCCAGTACGATGCTTTATGTTTGGAATGGATATTTTGGTGCTCCCTCTCCATTTACTGGATTAAATGTAGCTGCACTTGGAAATCCATCAGGACAAAGCCCATCTGGTATTGTCGCAGCAACCACTGAATTAACAAATTTACAATATTACCTAACTGGACGTATAGTAGGCGCTCAAAGTAGTATCAGTCCGACTGGAAGAAGTAAAACTTATTTACCAGGTATTTACTATTTTCCAAATGGTATTGCCATCAATGATACACAAATATTATTTGATGCTGCAGGAGATGCTTCTGGGCAATTTATCTTTCTCACAGATTCACCTAACGGAATAACGTGTTCAAATAACACTCTACAACTGCTTAATGGTGCTTTACCACAGAATGTTATATTATATTCTTCGGGCGGTGATATAACTTTAACAAGTAACGCCCCTTCACAATACTATATAGCAGGAACATTCGTTAGCGAACGTAATATCAATATTGATAATGTAAGCATTAATGGTTGCGTTTACGCAAATCAATATATAAGAACAACTACTGCGTCCGCAACTATAAGATTTCCTTCTCAAACATTTATTATTGACCCCGCTGTCAATTCTATTTTGGCGACATACGAACTTGTTGGGCTTAACATTTCATCAGTTGGCACTACCACCGTAATAAATGGAAATGTAGGAGTACCCCTTTCATCTGCGATTCCTTCCACGTTAGTACTTGGTCCTAATTCAGTAGTAGACAAAACAAATTATTCTACAGCAAGTGCTGAAATTGGAACCTTTTTTACGTCTTTAACAAATCGCCCACAAACAGGTGCTAATTACACAGGCGCTAGCACAACTCTTGGTCCAGGTAACTATTTTTCTACTAGCACTATTGACTTTGCTCCTAGCACCCCCTTATTTCTAGATGGTCAGAATGACTCCTCTTCACAATTCGTATTTATCGCAGAAACAGGAATGACATTTGGTTCAGGAGTTAGCATCTTTCTTGTCAATGGAGCTGTGCCTCAAAATGTTATATTTGCTGCAATTAATTCCATAACCGTTAATAACACTACTTACACTCCGTTTCAGGGGTCCCTGATTTGTGGAGGTACTATTAATTTTGTTGACAATGTAAATATTTATGGAACAATTTCAAGTGGCAATGGGTATATAGAGTTTAATGGTTCAGGCAATTCACAAGTTAGAAGAATGATTACAAGTCCGAATGTTCCTTGTTTTTTCAAGGGTACTCAGATTCTTACTGATAAGGGATGCGTGGCTGTTGAAAGTTTAAAACCAGGAGATAATATTCAAACATTTGCGCAAATAACAGATAATTTTGAAGTAATTCTGCATGATGCTAAAATACAAAAGTGTATTTCTATAAAAAACTTGGTAGTATTTAATCCCAGGCCAAGCACTGGCTTAATCTGTTTTAGCGGAGGCTCTCTGGGTGAAAACTTACCAGCTCATAATCTTTACGTATCTCCAGACCACGGTGTATTTGCCGATGGCTATCTGAGAGTTGCCAAGAGTTTTGTGAATGGAAATACAATCTTTTACGAACAGTCGTGCAAAAAGATTGATTACTATCATATTATGTTAGACACCTATGCATGCGTTCAAGCAAATGGAGTACTATGTGAATCATTCAGAGAAAAATAAATCATCAACACTAAAGTATAAATGTCTATCGGATTTCCAGGTAGTGCGTATCCTTATCTTTCAACTTTTACGATATTTGCGGCACCCGGTATTACTATTGCTAGCGGCACGACGACTGTTAGTAATGGGTACTGGGGAAATTTATATGGCTCTATAACGGGAACTCTTGTTGGCGCAGGTTCTCCTCAAGGTCTAAACACAAATCTTTCAGAAAAGAGTGGTGCAAATAATGAACTCAACACTTTAGCCAATATTTTGGATAATCTGATGTATTCTTTACTATCTGGACCCTCTGGTCCAGGACAAACACTTACACTACAGCCTGGTTGTTATACAAGTTCAGCTATAACATTCCCATTAAATACTACGTTAGTTTTTGATGGTGCAAATCAACTTTTTCCACCACTATTTGTTTTAAACGGGACTACTTACTCACCCCAAGCAATAGATTTAAGTAATGTAATCGCCATAAATCTTATAAATGGTGCGACTGCATCAAATATTTTTTGGTATTCTAAGCTTGGAGGAATAACATGCACTAGTTCAGTTCTCTCAGGAATTCCAGGTACAATGATTGTTATGGGGAGTCAAAATATCAATATTTCTGGAGTACCGTTAATTAACGGCCGTATTTTTAATGCCGGTTCAGTCGTAACATTGACTGACGTCGCAAATGTAAATGCAACTTCTGGCATACCTTGTTACTTCAAAGGTACACAGATTCTTACAGATAATGGATGTGTTGCTGTTGAGACACTAAAAGTTGGGGATAAGGTTCAGACATTTGCTGATGTTGATTCTGAATTTAAGGTAACTGTGCGTGAACCTACACTCCAAAGTGTAGTTTCAGTTGAAACATTTACAGTCGAAGACCCAAGTTTAGCAAATGGCTTAATCTGCTTAAGTACTGGATGTCTAGGCAATGGGCTGCCAGTTCATAATCTTTACGTATCACCTGACCATGGAATCCATGTTAATGGATATCTAGTTCCTGCAAAAACATTAGTCAACGGAGCCTCGATTTTCCATGAACGTACTCCGCAAAAACTAGACTATTACCACGTTGAGATGGAATCTCACGTATGTATCGAAGCGAATGGTGCGTTAGCAGAGTCTCGGAAAAAAGAATAAATCATCAACACTAAAGTATAAATGTCTATAGCCTTCCCCGGTAGTACTTATCCTACTCTTTCAACCTATGGTCTAATTGCAGCAGGTAATATTGATACAACAGGCGGTGCTGTTCGAGTAAACAATGGATACTGGGGATATATCGGGGGCAATATAATTGGTCCTGGAGTTTTTCCAGGCGCAAGCCCTAGTGGTCTAAACAACACAGATATTAACCAAGCAGTTACAGAGTTCGTTGCATTATCTCTTGCTATTAATGGGTTAACATATCAGGACATAGTGCTTCCATCTTTATCTGGGCAAAGTGTTACATACTATCCAGGAGCATATAGTGCGGTAAAGATAGCGTTTCCAATAAACACTACTGTAAATCTAGATGCTCAAGGTGACCCCAATGCACAATTTATTTTTAGAGGAACTGGTGGTAATAGTAGTGTAGATGCAGGAATTGACTTAACTTTCGCAGTCGCCATACGTCTTAAAGGTGGTGCAAAAGCATCAAATGTTTTTTGGTATTCCCGAGCCGGCCCAATAGTATGCAATCCAATGATAACACTTGCAGACCTTCCGGGTACAATAGTTAGTTTATCAGATTTTCCAACCAGTATTTCTAATGTAACCCAAGTTCAAGGCTCTGTATTTTCTGTAGGTAGTGGAGTAGTTATAAGCACGGTAGACATATATACAACTGGGAACCCAGCTCCTTGCTATTTCAAGGGTACGCAGATTCTTACTGATAATGGATGTGTTGCGGTTGAGACACTAAAAGTTGGTGACAAGGTTCAGACATTTGCTGATGTTGATTCTGAATTTAAGGTAACTGTACGTGAACCTACACTCCAAAGTGTAGTTTCGGCTGAAACATTTACAGTCGAAGACCCAACTCTAGCAAATGGCTTAATCTGCTTAAGTACTGGATGTCTAGGCAAGGGACTGCCAGTTCATAATCTTTACGTATCACCTGACCACGGAATCCTTGTTAATGGATATCTAGTTCCTGCAAAAACCTTAGTCAACGGAGCCTCGATTTTCCATGAACGTACAGTACAGAAACTAGACTATTACCACGTTGAGATGGAATCCCACGTATGTATCGAAGCAAACGGTGCGTTAGCGGAGTCTTTCAAGAGAGCATGAGAAGATAATATCCCTGTGATATTTTAAACCATCGCAAATTTTACTTTATAACGCTCATCATCTGCGAGTAAAGTACGATTCTTTAAAAATTTAAAATACTTTAGCGCAACTCTGTACTCTGCTGGCTTTCTTTCTTTTATTGCCTTTAATCGAACATAAAGTATCATTCCCACTTGCCATATTCGTTTGTGCGAGTACTTTTTAGTTTTGTACAATACTTCTAATCTATTAATGGTGTCTTTAACATCATTAATTGATGCATACTTTATTGGAATTGTATCTGCGGGATTTTTGTCAATATATACATCAAAACTTTTATCAGGATTATTAGGATTAAATAAGAATCTTTTTTTTGTCTTATTTCTCATTATCCTTATTTTACGTGTTTTCATTCTACACCTATATTATATAGTGTTATATAAATAAATGTTCTTTCATTTTCCAACTGCAAATCTTCTTGTTAACACCTTCTTACGGTCTATTGTAGTTATCGCAGTCTTGATTCTTGGTTTCAAAACTACATGGTATACCGCATATTGGGGAGCTATTATCCATGATGCCATTTCATTAACAATCTTGTACCCACTAGCCAGTTGAACCAAATCCACCTGCGCCACGATTGTCTTGGGCTACTGGGAGCACATTAACAAGAACTACGTGTTTCCAGGAAATAAAGGTTGGCCGGCAAATCTGAAATAGTCTGGCACCAGTGTTGACAATATACACCTCATCGATGTAATTAATCGCCAAATTGCGGTTTACATCTGTGGCGGCCTTAACCTCTCCGCGATAACCAGAATCAATAAGTCCAATAGAGTTTGCTAGACGAAAGGGAGTATTCGAAATTGAAGACCGCGGAAGTAGAAGGCAAGGCGTAGGGTCTCCAAACTCATCAACGGCAGCAACCTTAATTCCCAGATTAAAGATATTCTGAGCAGCAGCAAGACGAATATTCTGCTGAAGAAGTGGAATATCAAATCCAGAATCAGTTACACGACGATTAGCAATTTGTTCAGCTAGAAGACTACGAAGGTTACCATCCTCACACGAGATATAGAGCGTCATCTTACTCTAATGATACTGGTACCGTATAAATGACAACGACTGATAAGGCAGCAGCAATTTGAGCTGCATGTAGTTTCAGAGCGTCGTAAAACACCATACGCCCTAAACACAGATTAATAACTAATCCCAGAGGATTGAAGAAGCCCCCTTCATTGAAGTACAATGCTGCTGTATAAGCTAATCCGACTAGAATAGGATTACCATTTGTCATTATGAAAGCAGAACATACCAGAAGAGTGCCTAGATATTCTAGTATGTACATTAATTTATAGACACATCTTTTATTAATGGGGCATACCTTATATAATATTCATTCTATTACCCTTAATGAAAACCAAATCATAATCATCCCATAAATTATTTCTATATATCGGATACATCACATCATCGTAAAATGTAGTAAAGTTAGGAATAGTAAAATCAACATCCTTGTACACCTTCAATAATGACCCAATATTCCAACCATTTTCAATAATAACTCGAGACATCCGAACTTCCTTATTCCATATGGTATCTACAAACGTTTTAGTATACTCTCCAAAAATTCCCTTATCAATTAAGTAGTGTACCGTTGACTTGTTCATAGCAAATATGTAGCTTTGTACGTGTGGTTTGCAGAGACTAGGGTCTCCATTTTCGCAACATGTATTAATTGTGCTGCCAAATAGTTTAACGTTTCCTGTTAGACCATTTATATAGATATCAGTCCATCTACCAGACCGTAAAAAGGGTCCGACTACTGAAGAATTAACAAAAATAAAGTTATCATAAGATTTATATATCTCATTAGTTAACAGTCCGTCCGTCCACCCTCCAAAATCAAATCCAATATTATCTCTTCTGAGTATCTTAACATAATCAGGAACTTCAAACTGGATTGTTTTATTATTCACAATAACCATAAAATCAACATCTTCTGCATAAAATATAGAATTTCGTATAAATCTTTCAACTCGCTTGTTATATTCATGAAATACGTATAAGACTAGTGTTTTCATTTATATATCCTGTATGATACTACTTATAAATGGATTGGGTTGAGGATATAGTTTCTGCGTGAAAAGGTCATCGCAACCTTTTAATATTTCTCTGCTATACATTTAATTAAAAATTCATGATTTGGTGGTAGAAGAGGGTTTTCCGAAATGGGGATATGTTGCAATTTACGGTCGCAAAATAAATTTATACCATTCTTTAGACGTTCTGCGATTGTTTTTTCATTTGTGTACTTGTCTGAATTATACTCCTGATGCGCAAAGTTCTTAATCTTATTTGATATGAACTTTTCATCTCCAAAATATGAAAGATGCCATCCTCCATAATTAAACTGGTGGCTACAAAGTATTTTTCTACACCGCTGTAAGTCGGATTGAAATTCAGTCTTAAACAAATAGTAAGGTAGAATTTTTGGAAAAGTCCAATTACCGACAAACGTCTCTAGATTATAGTAGTAAAAAGATTGGTTTAAGTGATATGCTCTATCTAGTCCACCCTTTCGTACACCCTCTAGAACTACTGGGTTAGGTATCTCATCAACATCAGATATAATAATGATATCATCATCAGACATATCCTTAAATCCGCGCGATATACATCTACGTTGATGATTCTCCAAGAGCCATGCAGGTGTTGATTCTGGCCATGAAACGGTTGACTCTGGCATGTCATCAACTACAATATGAATAATTTTATCTGCATACTTTTCATAGAGATGCTTGTTATTTTGATAATATAACTCCTTAGGCTTTCCAGAATGAGTTAGTGTTGATTCACAGATAATAAAAGAATCGACATATGGATAGAGAACTTCTAGTCGATACTTTAGCATACCAAGCTCATTGTAAAAAGTAAATCCATCAACTAGCTTTCTTGGTCTTGGTAATATGGCTGTTTCCATTTGTACTTAGTGTTTAGTATTTCTTTAAATACCAATCACTCAAAGACTAAACGTGGTACAATATGCATAGCCTCTAGTTCCTGACACCAGAGTTTCATTGCGTACGGAATTGTCTTCATTTCAAACTCTGTCTGTACTCCACACGTGCCACAGTCGTAAAGGGAGGCTTCCTTGTTTACAACTGCTAGAACTCCGCAATTCTTACAGAACCCAGTGCTAAATGGGTCTGAAACATCCATGAGACGCTCCTTAGTAAACATTGAGGCACCATGCGACAACATACAGTCGCGCTCCATCTCTCCAACACGAAGACCGCCCTCACGACTACGTCCCTCGCAAGGCTGACGAGTCAGCGATACGATTGGGCCCTTATTTCGAGAATGTACCTTATCGGATACCATGTGCTTAAGGCGCTGGTAAAACGTGGGACCCATGAAGATTTCCGCCTCCATCATCTCGCCTGTCTGACCATTATACATAAGTTCGTTGCCATAGGGATGCATGCCTAGGTCTACCATGTGCTTGCGCAGGTCTTCAATCTTCATGTGAGAATAAGGAGTGCCATCACCTAGCGTTCCCTACTCAGTACAGACCTTACCGAACATAGTCTCCATCAGTTGAGCAATCGTCATACGCGATGGAACAGCGTGAGGATTCATGATGATATCAGGACGCAACCCACTCGCAGTACAGGGCATGTCCTCCTCATTCAGAATAATACCACAAGTACCCTTCTGCCCGTGACGCGAACTGACCTTGTCTCCGATTTCTGGTACGCGCTCAGAAACCGCACGAACCTTGATGAATGGATAGCCATCTGAGTTCTTATCCTGCCAAACACCATCTACGCGGCACGGCTCAGCACTCTTGTGCGTCGTAGATGAATCTCGAAACATGTAGCCATGCGAATCATTCTTAATATTCGTAACCTTACCAATGATGATATCATTCTCATTGATGATAGAATTCACTGCAGGCATACCATTCTCCTGAACAGCATGATACGAAGAATTCTTATAGCCTCGCGTATTCTCACGGCGTGGTTTAGAGAACTTCTCTTCCTTACCAGAAGCAACATTACGGTGCTCCTCGTCCTTGTATACTGTATAATATAGTGAGCGAAATAGACCACGGTCTAGCGCACCCTTATTTAGAATGACTGAATCTTCCTGATTGTACCCCGAATAAATCCCAATAGCGACAATAGCATTGTAACCAAAAGGCATGTCTTGAATCTTCATGACATTCATCATACGCGTCTCCACGAAAGGACGCATTGGTGAACAGAGAACATACCCATTCTTATCGAGACGCTTCGCATAGTTCCGAGCATACAGACCCATGGCCTGCTTGCCCATCGCTGACTGATACGTATTACGCGGCGACTGATTGTGGTCACTGAGAGGAATCGTAGATGCCATATGACCTAGCATAAGAGCAGGATGGATTTCACAGTGAGTATGCTGATTAGTGAGTTCTGCCGGAATCATTGCTACACGAATCGTATCTGACTCTGAAGAATCAATGTACTCCACATTCGCCTTAACCCATTCGTTCCAATCAGACTTCATTGGGCGTGGAAGAACAGAACCTCTCTCAACCCGAAACAGTGGACGAACAATACGTCCGCCATCTGTTTCAATAGATAGTTCCTGTTTAGTAACACTCCAGGTTACCCCAGAGTGAGGATGAAGGACAAAGTTGCGCTTAGCCTCCTTCATAATCTTGAATACCATGTCAGGATGAACAGTGTATGCGACAGTTACTCCATTCACTGAAATTGGCGTTCCCGTATTAGTAGACACATCAGTAATCCATGAAACATTGGCCTTGTCCAATAGACGAATAACAATCATTGATGGTGTGTGCTGACTAATTGATGTCATCATTGACATAGCTTTTACAATACCTACTGAATGACCCTCTGGAGTCTCTACTGGGCATACATATCCGAAGGATGTTCCATGTAGCTTGCGAGGTGCTAGAAGCTTGCCTGACTTCTCTACTGGAGTCTGGATTCGCCGTAGATGAGATACAGTAGCCAGGTAGGATAGGCGGTTCAGAACCTGTGAGACACCAACCTTCGTAGCATTCGATGAAGCATTCGCAGGCCCAACGCCCTGGACCGTAAAGTTACCAGTAGCAAGTGCTTGCTTAAGTTTGCCCTCAATCGTAGATACCTTGAGAATCTTGTACAGATTGTTGATGTTTAGTACTTCAAGGGGGCGAGGCGTCTCACCCTTCTTCCAAGTATCATTATTGACCTCATGGACGAACTTTCCGCGAACATCCTTACAGACTTTCTGAAACAGCTGACGAAACAGATGAGTCAGTAGAGCTCCGGTAGTAACAACGCGCTTGTTGGGATAGGCATCGCGGTCATCTAGACGAATCTTACCCTGCGATGTGAGGATAAGGCGCTTAATCATCTGTGCCATAAGCACACACTTACGAGCCTCTAGAGTCTTTTGTGATGCTGGGTCTCCACCAAACCGAACGTGAGGCAGAAGTTCAGTGTCTAGAAGCATGCGAGCGTATTCCTTTTTATCCTCCATGTTAGTACCATACTGTAGATGATGAGACAGGTACTCAACCGCATCAGACCGGCTGTAGATTTTTAGGTCAGAGCACTCGCGAAATGATGCAGAAAGGCATTCGTACTGGTCAGTGTTAGACCCCCAAATCATAGAGACAATCTCTTCATCTGACTCTAGACCCATGGCACGAAACAGTACCATAACTGGAATATCCTCGCGAAAACGAGGGATACATGCAGTAAGTGGCTGTCCAAAACCGTTAAACTTAGTGTTTAGACGAATCTCAAGTTTCTTAGGTGGCATAGTAAATGATTCATGAAGCGACTTGAGTTCAACACAGTGTGTGTACTTTGCAGCAGTCTTCTTCTGAGAGAAGACCATGATTCGGTTATCGGCTACCTTTTCCTGGCAGAGAATAGTACGCTCTGAACCATGAATAATGAAATACCCAAATGGGTCATTGGGACACTCGCCGAGCTCTTCGTATGACATAGGATAATCCTTCATGATACAGAGAGACGAACCAAGCATAACAGGAATCTTACCAAGCGAAATGCCTTCGAAGATACGAGATTGCTCGGTAAATACATCCAGCTTCTCACCAGAATACGACCGTGTTACGAACCGAACGTCAGCGAACATCTGTGCCGCGTAGGTAAAGTTGCGCAGACGTGCCTCCTGGGGAAACATAGGCTTGACACGACCAGTGGCCTCTTGGATACGAGGCTTCATATAAGTAATATTCTCGAATGATATACGAAACTCGTACTTGTACTTCTTTGTTACCTCATCCTGCTCGTGCCAGACTACGATAGGAGCAGTCGATGATACGATAAGTGGTAGCTTAACCCGGATAAAGTCTTCGAAAGATTCAATCTGGTGCTCTACTAGTTTCTGGGGACCCTGGTTCGCAAAGAACGAACGAATAGCCTCCCACTCCATAGTATCTAATTAAGCATCGTTACCCTTAAATCTATTCTATTCGTTTTGAATAAAGGAATGGACAAAAAGGTTGTTATTCAGAAGATGGATAGTTCTCCGACACCAGTTCCTGAACAAAAGGCAGGTAAAAAAACAGTAAAGACATTCCCAAGAGGTGTTCTAAAGAAGTCTTTTAAATTAAAGGGAGTAACTGACCCATCAAAAGCGCCGCCTCTTAAGAAGGGTATGCGAAAACATACCCTAAAGCTTCTGACAGAAAAAGGTTCTAGAAAACATCGTAAGACAATGAAGAAGAAGATTGCTAAACTAACTGATTCCAAGGTAACTGACCTTGTCCAAAAAGCAGGACTTGTTACAAACTCAAAGACTCCTCTACATGTCTCTAGACAGATTCTAGATAACGCAGTTTCTGCTGGATTTGTTTCCCTCTAACTTTATAATGACTGCACATTGGGGACCATTAGGATGGATGACCTTGCATTCAGTAAGTCTGATATATCCCGAAGAGCCAAGTGCACAAGAAATTATGTTAGCATCTAAGTTTTTACAAGCATTTGCAGATTCAATATCTTGCCCGGCTTGTAAGAATCATTTTAGAGGAATGCTTGAAACTTATAAGTTACTATACCCAGATTACTTGAATTCTCGTCAAAATTTTGCAGTTTTTGTTTTCAGAGCACACAATACAGTAAACGCTCGGTTAGATAAGCCAAAACCGCAAACAGTATCACAATGTCTGGATACTCTACAAATTGCGACGTCACAAACATCATTTAAACAGTTTCGTTCATCGTATGTCTCATATTTAATGAATAACTGGGGACGAGAAATGAGTGGTGAAGCAATGATGGTTAAAAAATCTGTAAAAGAAGTCAAAAAAATTATTGATGAGTACTGGGACCCACGGGATAACGGTGTGATTCCAGAACTAGAAGAAGATGACATATTAACACCTATTCAAAAAGAAAATATTAGATTCACATCGTCATGGAGACCTTTTTCTACCAGTGTTGGATTCAAAGGAGGAAAACTGAAGTTAACTCGGCGCTAGGATGCCAGGGTAGACTGATTCTAGGTTTCATTTCCCATTCATGACGTTTCATCCAAGGTTCTCTAGTTTCAGAGTATGGTTCATCAATGAATCGTGCTCTGCGATTTGTTTGTTTTAGCGAAGCCGATGGTAAGATAAACTGAAGTTGATTGATAATTTTATAATTCAGTTCGCGGTGTACTGCTGGTGTTTCGTAAAATTGTACAATGTCTTGAAGCAAGGGCGCATCTGAGTACGGATATACCCATTCCCAGTTTAAGACCTCATTTGTTTTGAAATAATGTAAGGTCCAATGAAATGTTTTCCAGAATGCTTCTACTACTGGCTCAGTATCCAGAACACCATCTAGAATATGAAGCCCATATTTACGCGATACACAATCTGCTGTTCGACTAACAATTGCCCTCTCAAAAGGCTGCTTACGGAGCCTGACTCTTTCTTTTAATACTCCCAACTCATTCTTTGCGGCATAGTCTAGAAAGATTGCACGCCCTTCTTCTGTTTCAAGGTCTGGCTTTCCAGATTTGCTATAATATTCTAGAGCACGGTCGTAACCATCCTCACGCAATGAAAAGATACCTATATTCGGCATAAAGTCATTTCCGAAACAGAGAATACCTAATACTAGATATTGATTAATATCCAGGGGAAGAGAAAGTAGCAGAGCCCAGATATCCATAATAGCAAATTCTGCATGTTTGACCTTCGGGTCATTAAACTCGCCAGACTCACGAAGTAAGAATAATCCATGAGGGTCGGATAATTTATGATTGAATAGTGAAAGCAGAATTAAGTCAGCATCCAAGCCGTAAATACAAACCTGTTTTCGTTCATCTTGTGGTAGCTTTCGAATTTCTTGGAAAAGTTTATGTTCTCCCTCACCAGGCTCTTGGGTTGATGACAGATGAATTTTAGGAAATCGCACTCTTAGCGCAGCCTCTAGGTTACGCATGTAGGGAGTATCAGGAGAAATCTGGTTTCGGTCAAAAAGCCCAGACTCCTTGATTCTAAAACGTCTGTACCTCTGCTGAACAATTTTTGCGTAAGGTACAAGACCATCTAGGGCTACGATGACCTTCTTTGCTCGGTATGATTTCAGAATATGTTCTAGAGCATCAAGAACACTTTCAATAGGATTTGCATCATGAAGGTAACGATGGATTAGACAGTTGAAATCAATACCTAAAACATCGACATCAAGTTCATGTGCGACTCTTGTAATGCCTGCGTGTGATTTGATAAGAGTTGTGAAATAGAAAGGAATACCCATTGTGTAGGTTCAGCGACTGATATGAAAACTCTTGGGAAGTGATAAATGTGGGAGTTTTTACTTCTTGGATTTGTCCTAGCAGTTGCGTATTATTTTTATACCCAACAGAAGCCTACTGCTACGGGTTGTGGCGCATGTGCTAAACAAAATCAAGTTCAATTATAAATGGCCGAACCTTCAACATGTGGAATGTCTGGAGGTCGCAGATATACGAAAAAGTATCTAAGATTGCACGGTATTGGTAAACTAAAAAAGGGTGAACTGCACGGATATCACGCTAAGAATGGAAAAATAACTCGCCATCGTTCTCTCCGTAAGACGGTTCGTTCAGTTGGACCTCTATCTACTTTCCGTAAACTAAATGCGCTTTCGATATACACTAAAAATTCTGCTCCCAGCAAGTCTAAAACAATTAAGGCCGACCGCAACTGGATAAAGAAAACCTTTATGAAGTAATAAATGAGTGGTATTGTTCCTGGTCTAATTGTCGCAGCAGTCTATCTTGTTTTTAAGAGTAAGACCACCAAGGGTGCTTTCCAGAAGAAGTTCTACTGGGAAGCGCTTGCGTTTGGCGTTGTTACATATGGTGTAATGACGGCGTACCGTAGATATATGGGATTTGAAGGAATGTCGACGTTCGGCGACGTCTGTCCCGACGGTTATTCTATGGTGAAGGACCCTGTAAACGCTCAGCAAACCACGTGCGTTCCGGTTGGACATCCTACGTATAATCCTACAACAGGATTCGGAGCCATCGCGGCTGAAAAATAAATAGCATAAGTAATATATAAAATGCACTACGGTTATTTTCTGCTAACCGCGCTGACATTCTATGTTGTTGCGTTCGTCCTCAATGTGCCGAGCCTGGGCCCAGTTCCTTCGACGGTAGTTAAGTCGCTGTTATTCGTTGTACTTCACGTTCTTATGCACAAGTACGTGGGTCCTCGTCTTAAGTAATCTGTATTATATAGAATAAATGAACTTGAAGTGGTTGGGGTTTAATGCTCTGTTATTTCTCGTATTTCTTGGTATGGCACCATCGCTTGCGGTCTTCACAAGTAAGGTACTAAAGGTGAATCTTGCAAATTCTATATACGGAGGTATACTGCTAGCAGCGTTTCTTTTTATGGTCGTTCACCACTTACTTGGGCCTCTTATCAAGAAATATATAGAAGGATTTGAAATGCCCGATTCCAGACCCATTCCTCCCTGCCCTCCTGGTTCTGAACGCGGTGGAAAGAACGGAATGGACTGTAAGTCAAAGGGAGATAAGTATGGCATGTAAAAATGGATTTTTAGCAAAAATATTATAAACTATCATCATCGTCTACAAACGTAGACAATGGCGATTGTGCGTCTTCTGAACAAGACAGAGCGACTCCTTGTTCGAAAGAAGCAGGGCAAGCACTGCGCGGGAAACCGGTGTGACCGATATTTGAAGCGAACCGAGTTTCATGTCGACCATATTATTCCTCGCTGCGAAGGAGGCACAAACGACCCGAAAAATCTCCAGGCACTCTGCATCACGTGCCACGGAAAGAAGACCGCTTATGAGACGAAAGTTCGCATGACGGGTTCTATTCGCACAAGCAAAGCAGAACAGGCTATGGGTCTCCCTAAGTGGATTCCTAACGCCTAATACGTCTGGTTCTTTTTCTTCTGCCAGCCCAAGTTTTCATCACCTGATATCTTGATAGGTCAGTCTTTATAAATTCTACAAAATCGTATATAATCTTATCATCGGCAGATACAGTCTTTCTCCTATTCATTTCATCGAGAAGCAGTTTAAGTTTATCAAACTGATTCAACGCTCGCTCTCCTAATTTTTTAACGATATCACTCGGTAGTTCTGGGGCAGCAGGTGCTATATTCGCATCGCCCGGACTTAGTGGTGCTAGCAGAGTTTGTCCAGACATTTGTATTTAAAACGGAAAACATTGTCCTTAGAAATAAGAATCAAACTATCATGGATGCTCTTGAGCGCCTTGGTAACACCCTACCAGGTATCAAGAAAGAATGGCCTGTACTTTCGGCATTCTGGAAAGAAACGGCTGTTGGCTCGGTATCTACCGAAGTCGACCGATGCGACGAACTCATGAAGTTGACACCAGAAAATGTCATGTCTATTTTCGCCAGAAGCGACTTGGATACCGACCATGAACTCGTGAGAAACGTTATCATGCGACTCAGGCTCTGGGGGTCTATCAAGTAAAAATGGATTAAAATTCTTTTTACATTTGTTACGTAAAACAGAGATGAACTACAACCACCCTCGATGGCCTTCGCCTCGCGCTAGGATTGTAGCTAATCACATGAATCTTGGTCGCGATATTAAACGCATGACTCACCAGCAAGCTCTCGAGCTTCTGTCGAAGAAGGCAAAGAAGACAATTCCAGAGTTTCTGGAGATGCCCGAAGAGCAGGCTTGGCTTGCTCTCGGTAGCTACCGAGAGTCATATGGTTGGAGTCATCTCCCAACTCACATACCAATCAACCCGCTCTCGCGTATTTGGTGGTAAAAATGGAAACTAAATGTTCCAGTTTTTAACTCAAAAAATGTCTGCCGTCTACTACTACGTGGTAGGACAGATTAGCAACGGCCCTCCGAGTGTTATAGAGACCTTCGAAGATTATGAGCCAGCTGTCGAATTTCTCGGAGCTTTGCTTAATCTGAAGAATGACGATGAGGACTTTTATATCACCACCAAATACCCTGGTGATATCTATGAGTTCTAAAAACGGAATCTAAGTATTACGTTTTTATTATGATTACACACAAAATGGGACAGGTCGTATCTGTTCCCTACAAGGATGCCATCGATATCTCTGACGTCTCGGTCTTTCTGAGCGACATGTTCACGGTAGTCCGGGCTGACCAGTCACACGAACGAGGGTGGAGTGCATGCGAATATCTCCACGATAAACATGAGAATGTTACCTTCGAGTCAATCGTAGGCGCAAAAGTCGTAGTTCGCGTTGGCGAAGAGCCAGATTGGCGTATCCTCATGCACAATGATAAAAGTGGAAACGAAGAACTCTTTGGGTGGCGTCGGCTTTCTACCATCTGGCCGACGCGCTTTGATGGTGATGAAGAAGCAATTCAGACATGGCGTGCCGAAACGGAAGCCAAGCTCGATGTTCTCTACAACAAACACTATCTCGCATCATGAACTTAAACGTTCTTTTTACTCTAAATATAAATGCCTTGGTATCCTAATCTCGAATGTACACTGACCCTAAAAAGAATCTATAATGAAAGTGTTCAAAGACGCAATTACTTTCAAGCAGAATATGATATGCTATCATCTAGCAGTTATAGACCAGAGGACGGCGAGAAAGTACACAAACGTCTTCGATTTCTTAAGGAAAACTTGATTCGGTTTCAAGATAGAGCACAAAAGTCAATTTATGAAATTGGTATGCGGAAGTTTCATTCTGGATAAAACGGAATTTAAACTTATAGGATATTAAGGCATTTACTACAGGCAAATGCTCTCTATCAGAAGCCGAAAGGCTATCCACGAGGCAATTCTCCACGAACGCAACAGACAGATGTTTGTCGAGTTCGTCATCCAGCACATCAAGACCCTCGATGACCCCATGGTCTTTCTCCGCAAGCAGATGCTGTACCGCGCCGCCCGCAATGCCGCCAAGAAGGTCGGCAAGTGTGAGTGCTTTTGCGAGTTCTACTTTGACGAGGTCTGCTACGAGTGCAGCTGGATGTAAAACGGAATAATTCTTCTTTTTACGTTGAATAACAAAATGGCTCTCGCTAAGATAGCAGAAAAACAGAACAAAATCCTAGAAGAGTTAGCGCAACAGCGTGCTCTTCTAGAAGAACTTCTAGTTCCAGTACGAAAGGCAGTGCAAGATAAACTTGCTCTTATTGAGTTTGAGAAATACGAAAAAGTACTAAATACTTGCTACGAGAATCTAGAGTGTGTTCGTATTCTTCGCGAGGCTTTCTTTGAAAAGCGTAAACATCTAGATTCGGTAGGAACCGAAGAAGCTAGGGACGACCTTAGAAAGTTTGTTCTTAACGCAACAGATGCGCTAGAACCCTTGAAAGGCTGTCATGATAACTATATCGACCTCTTCTGCTCCCCAGAAGATACAGAAATTAAGTGTGAGATTCACGGTTGAAAACGGACTTTCGTCATCGTACACGTTTTTATATGAAAAGATGCTTATTGTTGGATATCCTTTCTTCTACGAAACTCTGTGTGAGATGTTTAGTGATGACGAAGTAGAAACTCGTATTAAAAATCACGGGCTCGAACTTCATGCCTCCGATAAAGGTCAGGTTATTCTAGGACTTAAGGTTCCAGAAACTGATTATCTGTTTCATGATTTCTTGAATGTCGATAAACTAATTATCCTCATTCTTGAAACAAAGATTAAGTTTCTGGAACTCTTCAAGAAGACCGGTATTGATATTACACAGTATCAGTTCTACCCAATGGAGAGTGAAACTGTTGATTCAACAGAAGAACCTTGTGTATTCTCGCTTTAAAAACGGAATAATTCCAGTTTTTGTTTGGGATATTAAAAATGTGGTACTGGTCCTGCCCCGTCTGCGGCCTTGGCCCTTACTCGAGCATCTGGGACAAATGTGCCAGTGGTCACCCACGCCCTGAGAAGGATTAAAAACGGAATAATTCCAGTTTTTATTTGGGATATTAAAAGATGAAGTTCCCGATTACTCGCGCAGAACTTCAAAACTACACTGATACAAAACTTGCACTCGAAAGCAAGATGGAGCAGGTTCATATTCAAATTGACCGAATCATCTTGCATATTTGCAAAGACTTTGAGCGTAGCGCTTCGAGTAATCTCAAGGCTAAGCAGTATGTCTGTCGCGGCCATAGACAACACTGTATGAGTGTAGGTCTACCGCATGAAGAATCATACTCGCTTCTTCTTGAAAAACTTCAGGCCACTTTCGTAGACTGTACGTTTACGGAAGACCCCCTAAAGACTTATCTGATTATCAGTTGGTCTTAAAAACGGAATAATTCCAGTTTTTGTATTCTCGAACAAAAGAATGGACCGTCGTGCCAGAACTCGTGAGAACGTTCACCGTAGTTTCGAGGCTCTGGAAAGCGACATTCAAGTCGAAAATC